CAAATATTCGGCTTCGGCTTCTTCAATAGCTGCTAATTCGTCTTTTATTGTTTGGTCTTTTGGACGTTCCATCTTATCCGCAAAATATCCTTCAATACTGAAGCCCTTTACCTTCCCAGTTTTTACAAATTCATTCCAGATTTTATCGTTGTTTACTTTAACAGAACCAACCCAAGTTCCCAAAGGTAAATCCATTCCAAATTTTACGCTTTTATCGTGAACCTTATCTTCAACTATCCAACTTTCAACTAAGCTTAAACCTTCCAATTCGTATTGGTGTTCTAATGTTGAGTTGTTTTGTTTGCTATTCATTAAGTACATTTGAGACGCTTTTAATACAGTATCTTTTGAAAAATATATGTAGTATTCATCTTCTCCGTTACGTCTATAAATAGGCTTGTTTGGTATCAATAAAGCACCCATTAATATTCTACGCTCTCCGTCTATTTCTGCAAGTTTAAATTCTTGACTTTTTAACGCTACGAAGTCTTCTTCAATTGCAGGGTTTTCCACAACGCTTATTGCCTCAATCCCCAACTCGCTTTCTTCGTCTAATATCAATTCAACTATTCTCATAATAATATATAATTAAAGTTATTTATTTTTGTTTTTTAATCTATTGTCGAACCTTCCACAATATTGTTCTGTAAACTTTGAGCCGATGTAACGTCATTCGCTACAACGTAAGCTTGTGTCGGTTGTTTTTCTTGACCCGCCACCGCATCAGCTAATTGATTGGTATCACTTGCTCCAACTATATTAAAGCTTGGCGGCTTTGGTGCGGCAGCACCTCCCCCTCCACTTGGCGCACTAACACCACCACCTCCCGATGAACTTGTACTTTTTATTGAAGCTATATTAAGAGCTGCAAAACCTGCTGCGAGACCTGCTTGTACGAATGGATATGCAGGAAATACAGTTGTGATTGGACTAAGTGCAGCAGTTGTGTAAGCGTTCTGTGTGGCTTGGATACCACTTATTGTAGCTTGTGCAATAGCAACCCCTTTTGCAATTTTACTTCCCTTTCCTGCAATAGCACCAATTAAACCTAAGGTCTGTTGTGCCATCCCTACCTTAGCATCTTTTACTTTTTTATTTAATTCAACTTCTTGGTCTGCTGCATCTTGATCTCTTTCCGCTTGTTCATCATCTATTGCTTTTTGATTTATAAAATTAGTTTGCCTAGATTGTTCCATAAACTCATCTAGAGCTATCTGAGCATCTATCTTCGCCTGTGTTTCTACATTTGCATTGTCAACAATTAATTGCAACCTAGCCGCTTCTTTTTCCGCATACAATAAATCTATTGCTTTTAAAGACTCTAATTTTAAAAGCTCATCTTCAATCTGCTCAGTGTTAAACCTTTGGCGTTCTATTGATAAATTACTCTCACTTTCTAATTTTGAATTTGTAAGTTCTATTAATTCCCTATCTAAAGCTAAATCGTTTGCTTTCTGCTCAGAACGTAATCCCTCAACCTGAGCTAAAACACCTAAGCGATTTGCTAAAGCTTCCGTAACGGCTACTTGATTTTCAATAGAGTTATTTTTAGCGGCATCCGCTTGTGCTGAGGCTAATTGTGCATCAGCCGTCAAAAGCATTGCTTTCTCTTGACTTTCTAAAACCTCTAATAAATCGTCATTTGCTTTTTTACGATCTGTAATTGAGTTTCTTTCTTCGTCTCGAATTTGCCTAAGTTGTTCCGCCTGTCTATCGTATTTCTCAACTAATAAGCTTTGTTGTGCTGCTGCTAATTGTGCATTATTGGCTAACTCAACGTTATTCTTAGCTGCTTCTAAAGTTTCTTTTGCATAATTGCTAACCGTTTCAGCTACGCTTTCAAAACTATCATCAACCCCTGTGAACACATCAACGGTTTGTTTTCCTGCTTCTTTTATAGTATCAAATGCAGCACTAAATTCCCCCTTTACAAGTTGTCCAATTGCTTTGCCCGCCAATCCTAAAACCTCAACTAGCTGCTCAAACCTTACTACAACACCATTATAAATACTTTCTCCTAACCCTTTAATCGCTTCGGCAGGGTTTTCAAATATAGACTTAAAAGAATCAACAACTCCGCTCGTGTTATCAGCTACAAAACTCACAAAGTCATTAAAGACAATACTAATCGCTTCAAATGTAGTGTTAAAGAAATCTGCAAACTTCTGATTTTGACTAAAAACTTCACCTAGTTTTGCAATTCCCGCTATTACTAAGCCAATCCCTGCTGCTTTCATTGCAGTACCAAGCCCCTTAAAACCTTTTGATGCAGATTCAGTACCTTTTTCAACGTCAACCGTTGCAGAACCTAAATCAACTAAACCAGAATTAACCGCTTCAATTCCTTTTACCGCCCCTTTACTGTCGACACTTAAATTAATTGTTTTTTCTATTGCCATTTTATTTCTTGTTTAAGTGCTTTGTATCCTTCCTTAAAAGTGGTTGGTAATTTGTATTTGCCTTTTGCGATTCTAAGGTTTTCAGTCTCACCATTTGCGTACTTTAAATTCTCAATTATTAATTTTATCATAACTTTTTTTAAATTAATGTTTGCGCTGCCACCATTGAAGATGTTGACTCATAAACCGTTCCTCCATCGTCATATACTTTTGAAACTTGTATTTGATAAAAAGTATTTGCATTAAATGTTTTGCCAACTAAATTTCCTAAAACTTGTGAAACCGCTTGACCCGTTACAACGCTACCAATTGTCATATAATCCGAATCGTCAACTCTTACATAATATTCTCCTGTTTCTTGAGCGCCACCATCAACGCCCGTGAAATCAATTGTTATTGATCCGTTTGTTATATTAGACACCCTAAGATCTTCAACTTGTGCAACGGTTGGATTTACATCCCTTGCATTATCTTGAGCAGGAACGGGTCTTTCTGTATAAAGTTCTAACTCTGATTTGTTAGTTAGTAAATTAGTTTTTATTTTATTTAAAATATATCGTTTGTTGTTTATTACAAAAGTATCATTCATTTTATAAGTGTTTACAATTCCCAAAGGTAAATATGCAGTCACTTTTAAAAGCCTACTTTGTCTATCAAATGCGGTTTGAACATAATTCAAATATCCTTCTGAAAATAAATTCTTTCCTGTACCCTGAACCGCTTGCAAATATTCATCGGCTTCAACACCAAAATTTAAAGATGTTCTATTTGAAAAATCTTGAAAAGTAAACGGGGCTAATTGTGTAGGTCTGTTGTATTGGTTTACAGATATTTCATTTGAACCGCTTTCATCTGTTATTTCTAAAGGGTTATCAGCATCTTGAATTCGAACGTAAAACAATAAAGGCTTTCCTATTGTTGGTTTAAAATCTTTATCTAACATTGCACCCTGACCAAACGAAGATAAAACTCCTGTATCTTCATTGTTTAATCTTTCGTACATCATTTTCTCAAAATCAACCTCAACCTTGTAATCTCCACCATCCCATTCAGCATTCCCATAGCTTTCTTGTGAGAATTTATTCCCTTGTATATCATCAGAGTATTGAACTAAAAAGCTTTTTTTACTTTTATAATCAAATACCATATTCTTATATTGAAACAACCGCTCAACCGTTGCCGAACTCATATCAACATATTTTGTAATATCAAATAAATTATTACCTGATTGTTGCCAATAAATAGGCGTTGACACTACAATATTATTTCCCTCTTTATAAACTACAAGATTAAATAATTTAAACAAATTACTCAAGAAATCTATAATTTTCATTTTTGGCATTTGTGATGGCACAACGATTTTTGTATCTGTATCTTCTGCATCTGTTCGATAAGAAGCAGAGTCAACCACCACCCATTGCCAATTCTGGCTTTGAATCCTTTGAACCCTAAGAGTTTGTTGTATGTTCAATGTGTTTTTAGATTCATATACAAACATAATATCAGCCTCATCCAATCCGTTTTCTTCAAAATCGATTAAATATTCTAAGTTGTTTTGATCTCCTGTAAGACCATCAAAACGAATAAATTCGCTACCGTCTTTGTTGTTTATTAAAATAATATTATAAGGAACAGAAGTATTTGTGACGTCCACATCTAAATTAAGTCTATATCTATTATGTTGCATTTGCCCTGCATAAACATTCCATCCAAAAGACTTTAATTTCCTTTGTTCATTTCCAGTTTCTAAATCCCAATCTCTATTCTTATTGAGCATCCCTGGACTTCGATAAAACCTACTGTATATTCTTTTAATCCCACCACCTTCTTCAGCATTACTCATAAAGCCTTTCTCTCTGTGAAGCCACAAATAAAGGCTTGAAAAGTTTTGACTATTAAAGAATCCGTTTTCAAACTTAAGCCTTGGATATTCTTCTGAAATCGCTTCAATTATTCTCTGTACTTTTATAGCAGGCTTTAAATCTGTGAATTTAAGCTTATCCCCTGTGATGTTGTCTCTATAACCGTTATTAGTAAAACGCATATTTGCGCTATGATGAATATTTGGAAATATAACATCGCTTCCACCACCGCCTCCTGTCTCATTATCAAATTTCCCTACAACAGTATTTAAGTCATAGTCAAAATCAAATTGACTAAGGGTTTCTAAACTTGATAATTCATCCCCTCCTAATATTTCTTTTAACTCAACTGTTTCCCCATAAAATACAACCTTGTATGCGTGTGGTGAATTGTCTTTTAATGATACACTTTTAAATAGTATTTTTCCTTTTTTATAATCAACACCATTTAATTTAATTATCGCATCGGTTCTATATCTTGCATCGAAACTATTTTCAATATCTGAATTTTCGTAATGTCTAAATATTTTATTATTGTTTTTAGAAGCAGGCAAATTAAACTGCTGAGAAAATGGACTGAATATTTTCTTTATATCTCTAATGTTTAAAATACTATCAGTTATAGAGACGCTTTCATCTTCAAATAAATCAACCCGAATATAATCACTTGATATTGTGTAATCGTCAACACCATTTATAACATCAGAGTCTAGTTGTAAGGTAGTGTCACTTATTACTGAGGTGACCTTAGCCGATTGATTAACCGTTGTGGAAGTGAATATATCCCCTATCTTTACAGAAGCGTTAAACAACGCACTTGAATCAGTTATAGTCAATGCGCCTGTATTTGTACTTGTAGTAATACCGCTTATTCTGGTACTACCTTTCATATATAATTCAATTATTTGCATCTATCGGATATTATTAATTGTATCAAAAGCGAAACTTACATCAACTGTATAATTTATTAATTTGTCATTTAATTGTGTTTTATATTCGACACCGCTTGACTCAACATTAATTGGTAAAACTTGATTGTTTATAGTGATCCAAACATCTTCACTTAGTTGAACTTCTTTGAAAATATCGTTGTATATTTCTGGATAAAACCCTGTATTTAAAGATAATTTTTCAGAACCGTTTTTAGTTAATACCTTTGCTTGGTGGTTGCTTACATTATAAGCTCCGTTTACGCTTATATTTCTTTTAAACATTTCCTTTTTAGTTGATAACGTTTTGTTTGTTCTTTTAAAGAACCATAAATCTTGCAACGCTCCAAACCTATTTTCAAAGGTTAATTTCATTGGTTCATATTTACATTCCTCAATGTTTTTAATTTTAACAACCGTGACGTCTCCTGATATAGAATTTATGTAAACCGTATCCGCATCAAAATTAGCAGAACCTTCAAAAGCATCAATACAATAACTGCTTTCATATACACCCCCATCAGCTATAACACGACTTTCAAGGTCAACAAAAGACGATCCGTCACTTTGAATGTATTCAATTTGTTGATCTGATTGAACACTTGATGTAACATCGTGAGAATAAACAAGAACGCCATTTTCGTAAAAAGAAACATTATTAACAAGTTCGGTATCTACTGGTATTTTAAGCGGTTCAGTTGGAGACTTTAAAATAATTAAGTTTGATTGAAGCCACCCCAACTCTAAAGAAGGATTTGCTCCATCTTGGAAATATCCATAACCATAGAAACCTCTATAACTTGACCAAGAAGTAAAAGACTGAGCAACGCCCCCAATATAGTTTCTAGTTCTATAATCAATCCAAACATTATTGTTATAATAATCCCCTGTAAAGTTTTGCTGAATAAAATCCTTTGCTATTTCTGAAACCTCAAACGTTACATTACTTGTGTTTGATGCATAAGTATAAACGGCAGTTGAGGTTAATTGAAAAAATGATCCATTACCAGAATTTCTATCAGTTGTTTGTGTACCCGTGTAAACCCACAACTCCATATCAACAGAGGTTAATCTAGTAGCGGTTAAGTTTACATAAAACGGACTTCTTACATTAATTTTTGCCATAATTTATTTTTTTATACTGGACACCCGATTCTAAATTCCCATCCTGATAAACCTTGTTTTTCCAACGGTGCATATACGTAAACTAAAATATCTCTATTTGCGTGGAAGTCTATAATATTGCCTGATGGTTGTGTAATTGTTTCAGGTGGTAAGCCTCTTGCAGCTAAATAATCATCTAGTTGAGCCTGCCAATCATAAATACCGTTAGTTCTATATCCAGTGTCTACTAAAGTAACCCCACTCTGAACAACAACAAATTTAGTAGGTCTGCTATAAGCATCAAAATCTATAAACGATTCCCCTGCTTGATTTATTGAAATATTAAATACTTTTGGAAACGAAGGGTTTAAATCATCCCATTGATATACAACACCACACACACCATCTTCTACAACGGGGTTGCAAGTTGCAGGAAATTCTGGAACTGATTTTTTATTTGCTTCATCCCCCCAATTTGAATAACAATATATTTCACCCCAGTTAATTTGATTTGCCATTTTATTTTTGTGTTAATTTTATTAAATCTTTTTCTAATCCTATTGAGTATGCTTCTAGTAATTCATCTGGCAACCTTTTAAATGCTGCTTCAAATGGTTTGGTAAAAAACAAACTAGCCTTTGTACCTTTTTGATATATGCTCCTAGCAATTAAAAATGCAGTACTTT